GCGGGGGCGGTGGTGGTGGCCGGAAGTCGCAACTCACCCCAGAGCAGTCTACCGAGATGGCAGCGGCGATCACGGAGTCCGCCGGACGCCTGAAACTGCCTCCGGAAGACCTTGCGACCATGATGAGCTTTGAGACCGGCGGCACGCTCAATCCGTGGCAGAAGGGGCCAACGACAAAGTGGGGCACACATCGCGGCCTGATCCAATGGGGCGAGCCGCAGGCAGCGAAGTACGGTGTTGGCCCGAACACGTCGATCACTGACCAAGTAAGGGCGGCAGAGAAATATCTGCTCGATCGAGGATTCAAGCCCGGCGAGCACACGGGCGTGAACGCCTATGCCGCCATCAATGCGGGACACGCGTCAAAAGTTGGTGCGCGCGATGCGGCTGCGGGTGGCACATGGGGCACCGTCGCAGACAAGTGGAGCCACCAGATGGGTGGGCACCGCGCGAACGCGCGCAGATTGCTCGCTGGTGGTGGTGGCACCGGCGGCGGCAGCCTCGCAATGCCAGCCCCAACCACCGGCTCGGAAGCCTCAACGCGCCCGCCGGAAGTAATGCGCACGGACGCAGAATGGCAGGAGCGCATTAACCGCGCCATTCAAAGCCAGCCTGCGATGCCTGATCAAATGACAGACAGGCAGTTCGAGGATTTCAAAAAGCAGGGCGGCTATGGCGGGAGGATAGAGGTTCCGAAGCGCAAGGAATGGACCGACGAGGAAATAGCCCAAGAGCTACAGGAGCGCCGGCTTGGTGGCGGCGGTCGATTTGATCCCGGTCGAGGGGGCTTTGATACCGAGACCGGCGAACCGATGCAGGGCCAGCCGGTCAGCTATCGGCGCGGCGTGCTCGATCGCGGTGTACTCGATCGCGGCAACGAAACGCGCGTCACCGGCACCGGCAAGCTGAGCGTCGACGTGAAGGCGCCGCGTGGCACCAAGGTCCAAGCCGAGGGTGGCGGGCTGTTCAAGAAAACCGAGATCGATCGCCAGACGCAGATGGAGCCGGCGCAATCATCGCCGAGCCGTGGCGGCGGCGACGACGAACAGATTTCGATCTGAGGCAACATGGCAACGATCCGCGATCTTGCTTATTCCTACGATGCCGGCGGCAATCGGCAGATCAAGAGCCCGTGGCGCGCCGATCTGCAGGAAGCCTGTTTCGGCAACGCCTACTTTTATGTCGAGGCGAACGCGGTCGAAAGCGGCCGGCGCCTTGTCGTCCATGAGTTTCCAAAGAAGAACCTACCTTATTCTGAGGACATGGGACGCAAGGCTTACGAGTTCACCGTGCGTGGCTATTGCATCCAGTATCCGCACGATCGCGTCGGCAACGACGGCTCGCAACTCAAGCAGCGCGACTATCGCGTCGCGCGCGACATACTGAGCACGCTGTTGTCGAGCGGCGATCCGCAGCCGTTGAAGCTACCGACGATGAAGGGCGCGTCCTACAACGAACTGATCGTGATGTGCCCGCGCTACCGGCTCACTGAGGAAGATCGTGCCGGCGGCTATTGCGTGTTCGATATGACCTTCGTCGAGCTTGGCGCGCCGCCGAAGCAGCCACATCCGGACAACCGCGACGAAGTGATCAAGCACTTCCAAGAAATGCGCGATCGCAACGTCGATATTCTTACCCGCGGCGTAGTGCAAAGCTCCACCGCAAATTCTGCGGCCACTCCATAATGTTCAAGATCGACGCCGCAGAAGCCAAGCCGATCGTCGAACGGGCGATGAAGAATCTGTTGCTGACGGTCGCGGAGCATGGCCGCGCCGGCTCGGACGCGCGCACTGCGATCGGCGATCTGCTGGCGCATCTCGATGCATTGTTGCATGGTGACACGATCGGCGAGCCACTCGCCGCATGCTTCGATCTCGCGCGCGAGGCCGGTGCTACCCCGCAGGGCATTGCTGTCGTTTATCACGGCGTCTTGGCTGAAACACCGAACACGCTGGGCGGCAGTCTGATCAAGGACGGGCTGCTAAACTTCTGTTTTGCCAATGTGGCGCGGCTTGTCGCCGACATGACGTTCCGCAGCCGCGAGGAAGTCGAGGACGCCAAGCAAAGGCTCAACAGTTCTTTCGCCACTTTAGAAAACCTCGTCGCCGATGCGATGGACTCGCTGATGTATATGGCGCTGATCCGGCTGCACGCGGCGATCACGCACTACCTGATCGAGACTGCGCGTCCGCTCCCGCGCATGCTGGTGTTTCGTTTCGCCGCGCCGCTGACAACACTGGTCGCTGCTCACCGGCTCTATGACGACGCCGGCCGGGCCGATGAGTTACGCGAAGAAAACAAGGTGGTGCATCCGGCCTTCATGAAGCAACAAGGCCGAGCGCTTTCGGCATGACGATCAAGCCAGAGGAAACCGCAACCATCGTTGTCGCGGGGCGCCGGTTCTATGATTGGGAATCGGTGTTCGTGCAGCACCGCTGGACTGAAGCGTTCCCGCTGTTTCGTTTCACCGCAGCCGAGCGCGATCGCCCGGCGACGCTGTGGGAAAAGTTGCAGTTCAAGCCGGGCGATGAATGCGCGATCTATCTCGGTCGCTTCCTCGCGATCTCCGGTGTGATCTTGGTGCGCCAGACATCCTACGACGCCAACGCCCACGGCGTCATGCTGCAGGGTGTCGGCATGACATGGTACGCGACGCGCGGCAGCATCATCGATGAGAAAAGCAGCTTTGACGGTATGACGTTCGAGCAAGTGGCGCGCAAAGTGCTCGCGCCGTTCGGCATCAATCCGGAAGTGGTTGGCACATTGAACCCGATCCCGTTCGAGAAATTACAGTGTGAGCCCGGCGAGAACCTGTGGAATTTCCTTGAGCGCATCGCGCGCCCGAAGGGCATCGTGCTGGGTAGTGATCATCTCGGCAATTTGCTCCTGATCGATAATCATAACTCGCTGGTGGCTGCTGAGCTTGTCGAAGGCGACAACATTCTAAAGTGTCAGGCGACGATCTCAAAAGAGGCGATGCATTCCAATTATCTCGTCAACGGACAGCCACCGCAGGACGACAGCCAGCATGGCCGGCAAGCGACGGAGATGCGCGCGCAGATCGCCGGCACCGCCAAGCGCTACAGCCCGTTGCTCACGAACGCAGAACAGCCGGTCAAGACGATGGCCGAGCTTCAGGATCGCGCCAAGAACGAGGCGGTGTGGCACGAAGGGACCGAGATACGCGCGACCATTACGGTGCAGGGCTGGATGATGCCGGGCGGCGGACTGTGGCGTGCCGGCGCTCTGGTTGCGGTGCAGTCACCGATGGCGATGTTGAACATGGGGATGAAGATCGAGACCGCCACATTCACGCAGGACAACAGCAGCGGCACGCTGACGACGCTCGAACTGGTCGTGCCGTGGCTGCTTAAGGATAAAGGCGATTACCGAGTTGGGCGGGGCGTTGCGGTGCCGGAGCCCGGCGACGCGAAGAGCGACACCAAGCCACCGGAGACGCCGCCGGCAGCCAAGGTAGCCGAGCCATATCCGGATGATCTGAGTACGGACACGAGATAACCCATGCACCGCTACACGCCGCTCATGACAGCGTTTCGTGCCTTCAGCGCCGGCGGCGCGCGCTCGATCGTCGACAAGGTCGATGACGGCACGCTGATGCAGGAGATGTCTGGCAACTTCATGAAGGGCGAGACGCGCGAGAAGGTCGAGGCGCCGCAGAACTATGGTTTCTCCAGCGTCGTGAGGCCGGCCAAGAAAGGCAAGGACGGACAGATTGAGGAAAGCGCCGAAGCGATCATGAGTTTCATCGGCGGCAATCGCTCGCATCCGATCGCGGCCATGATGGATGATCGGCGCTTCCGTCCGCTGGGTCTCAAGCCGGGCGAGAATGCGCAATATGACGACATCGCCCAGATGACGTTGATGCGCCGTACCGGCTTGTTCCTGCTCTCGCTCGATAGCGAAGAGGAAAGCGACGGCGCGCAAAGCAAGGCAGGCGAAAGCGGCGGCGGCAAGAAGGTCGAGCGCATGGTGTCGCTGCGCCACGTCGAGAAGAAAAAGCAGGAACGCCAGAAGCCGCAGGGCAAGGCGGTAGATGCCACCGGCAACGTCTTGGGCCCGGAAGCATGGGCGCAACAGACGGCTGAGATCAAAAAGAAGAACGAAGATTTCAAGCACGAAGGCGAGACGGTCAACACCGAAATCCGCTGCACTAAGAATCGCATCGAGTTTCGCACCGGTGACAAGGTCGTCGGCTACTACGATGTCGAAAAAGACGAATGGCAGCACAAGGCCAAGACGATCAAGAACGAGGCTGACAGCATCAGCCACAAGGGCAAGCAGTATTTCGACGACGACATCCACGTGATGAAAAAAGTCTACGCGATGGATGGTCTGAAGCCGGGCAACGGTGACTGGTCCGCCGGCACACCGAGCGCCGGCCCGTCGCGATCCAATCCGGCAGTTGCTGGCGATCCCGCGCCATTGCCGCCCGATGTGCAAGCCTATGTCGCGCGCAAAGAGGCGCAGGCCGCTGCACTGGAAGCCCGCCTCGCCAAGATGGAAGCCCGCCTCGCCGACCTTGAGGCGCGCAGCGCATGACCGATATCCGGCTTGTGCAGCAAGGCGAGTACCCGGCACAAACTGAAGTGTCGGTCGACTGGTCGCTGTTGAGCGACGGATCGCTCGATGACAGCGAGGCGCTCGCCACTGCCGTGATCGTCGCGCTCGGCACCGATCGGCTGGCACGGCGCACCGATCGCTTGCCCGATCCGGACTCCACCGATCGACGCGGATGGTGGGGCGATCTCGACACCGAATTGATCTGGAATGGGTGGCCGATTGGCACGCGGCTGTGGCTGATGCGGCGCGAGAAGATCACCGGCGCTGGCGCCGATCAAGGCTCGACGCTGGTGCGCGTCGACAACTACATCCGCGAAGCAATTCAGCCGTTCATCGATCGGCGTATCGCGACGCACATGGACATCAAGGTTGAGCGCGTCGGGCGCGAGCGCATTCAGGCGCTAGTCCGGCTCTATCGCGGGCCCGATCTCGCGGTTGATCTGAGATACCAAGTTCTCTGGGCCGGCATCATCGAAAGCTGAGCCAAACTTTTCAGGACATTCAACGATGCCTTGGGCAACCCCTACGCTTCGGGAAGTGCGCAGCGTTGTGCGCGACTACGTGCGCGGCACCTTGCCGGGCGCCGACGCGTCGATTCCGAACAGCGTGCTGCGCGTGCTGTCGGACAACCAAGGCGCAATGTGCCATCTCAATCTGCAGTATCTCGACTGGCTCGCGCTGCAGCTATTGCCCGACACCGCCGAGACCGAATGGCTCGATCGCCACGGCGACATCTGGCTCGTCAATGCCGACGGCACCATCGGGCGCAAGATGGCGACGTTCGCCGCCGGCTTGGTGAGCTTCACCGGCGAAGCGACCACCGTGGTGCCGCTGGCTGCGCGGCTCGAAAGCGGCGTGATGGCCTACGAGACAACCGCCGAGATCATCATCGGCAGCGGGCCGACGGATGCGCCGGTGCGTGCGCTTGAGTCCGGCAGCGCCGGCAACATGGAAGCAGACGAGACGCTATCGCTATCCTCGTCAGTGCCCGGCGCCGACATCATTGTCACGGTGATCAACATCACCGGCGGCGTTGACCCGGAAAGCGACGATCAGTTGCGCATGCGAATC